AAGGCAGAATATAGCTTAGAATTAGCACAGGACTTGAAAGCAATTCATGGTCTTGATGCTGAAACTGAGTTAGCAAATATCTTGTCTACAGAGATTCTTGCTGAAATCAATCGTGAAGTTGTTCGTACAATTAACGCACAAGCAAAAACAGGTGCAGCCACAACTAACACTGCTCTAAATGGTGTGTTTGACGTACAGACAGATGCAGATGGTCGTTGGTCAGTAGAGAAGTTTAAAGGACTTATTCTTCAGATCGAACGTGAAGCAAACGTAATTGCAAAAGAAACACGTAGAGGTAAAGGTAACTTCATGGTGTGTTCTTCTGATGTTGCTTCTGCTCTTGCAGCTTCTGGTATGTTGGATTATTCTCCAGCAATGTCAACAAACTTAAATGTTGATGACACAGGAAACACATTCGCTGGTGTACTTAACGGACGCATGAGAGTCTATATTGACCCATATGCATCTGCTGATTATATCAACGTTGGTTATAAGGGTACAAACCCATATGACGCAGGTGTGTTCTATTGCCCATACGTTCCACTAACAATGGTACGTGCAGTTGGTGAGGATACATTCCAGCCGAAAATTGGATTTAAGACTCGTTATGGCATGGCTTCAAACCCATTTGTTGGTACATCACCATCTGATGGACTTGCTACTGCTAAAACTAACCAATACTATCGTATCTTCCGTGTGGATAATATCCTCGGAGCATAAGATACTTTGTGTATATTAGAAAGGGTGCTTCGGCACCCTTTTTTATTACAATAAAATTGTATAAATAGAAGTATGGCAAATTTAACACAAAATTTTAATTATCTTCAACCGACCTCGTTTAAGATAACTATAGATCGAAAAAACTTTCCTAACTTAGAGTTTTTTTGTCAAAGTTTTATACATCCTGGAATGATTATGAATAGTGTAGAAGTACCTTTTCGAAAAATAACAGGAATACCATTAATAGGTGATAAACTTACTTTCAATGAATTACAAGCAAATATTATTTTAGATGAAGATATGAAAGCATATGATGAAATGTATTCGTGGATGAGAAGAAATTTAGATATAGAATTCGTAAATCCAACCCAAAGAACAGTAGAGCAACCACCTACAATGTCTGATATTACTCTTTCTATATTGTCCAGTCATAATAATACGACAAAACAAGTTAAGTATGTAGATTGCATACCAACCGCATTAACTGATATTCAATTCGAATCTACTTCTGGTGGTGAAAGTTTTGTTGTATTTGGTGCTTCATTTAGATTTTCTTACTTTGAGTTATCAGGTGCAAGTTATGTAACAAATGTAGACGGATCACCATCTATTACAGTGAATAGAAATTCATTATAAATAAGTTTATAATTGGAGTATATAATGATTGATTTGAAAAGCATCCACGACATGTGGAAACAAGACTGTATTATTGACGATATGAAACTCGATGAATCCTCACGTCAAACACCTATTCTTCACGCAAAATATTTAGAACTTTTATCAACTGTAAAACTGCAGTTGAGACGTGCAGAATTTTCTCAAAAAGATTTATTGAAAAAGAAGTGGTTATGGTATAATGGTAAGATGGATCACGAAACAATCGTGGAACTTGGTTGGGATCCTGATCCTTTTGACGGTCTCAAAATACTTAAAGGTGACATGGATTATTACTATGACTCAGATCCTGAGATACAAAAGTCTGAAGAAAAAATACAGTACTATAAAACGTTAATGGAAACATTAACAGATATACTAAGTAATATAACATGGCGTCATCAAACAATAAAGAATATGATTGAATGGAAAAAATTCTCGTCCGGAAATTAAATCACGCCAATCTACACGTTCAATGTGATAGTGGTACTGCACAGGAGCTAAGAGAGTTTTTCTCTTTCTATGTTCCAGGTTATAAGTTTATGCCTGCATATAAAAGTCGCATGTGGGACGGTAAAATACGTTTATATGATGTGAACACAGGAGAACTTCCGGCAGGTTTATTTTATCATTTAAATAAATTTGCTAACTCTAGAGGATATATAGTTGAGTCAGAGAAAACAAACTATGGAATGCCTCACGAAAATGCTACAGTCAATATTCAACAACTTGCCAGTTACATTGACAGTCTTGGTCTACCTTTTCGTCCTTATCCATATCAGCTATCAGGCATTGAAGAAGGACTAAAAAGAAAAAGAGCAATTCTCATATCTCCCACCGGTTCTGGTAAATCTCTCATCATTTACATCCTAATTAAATATTGGTTACATCTCCTGACTGACGGATTAAAATATCCAAAAGGTGGAAGAGTATTAGTCATTGTTCCAACTACTGGATTAGTGGAACAAATGTATGGTGATTTTAAGTTATATGGTCAAGGTGAAGGAGGAATGCATAGAATATATTCTGGTAAGGATAAAACATTTGATGCTGCTATTTGTATCTCGACATGGCAGTCAATATATAAATTACCAAAGATGTGGTTTGAACAATTTGGTATAGTTATAGGAGATGAGTGCCACGGATTTAAATCGAAATCACTCATGAACATTATGAATAAAGCAACCGAAGCAGCATATCGTTTCGGAACGACAGGAACACTCGATGGAACTCAAACACATGAACTGGTCTTACAAGGTCTCTTCGGACCAATACACCGTGTCACCTCAACAAAAGAATTACAAGATAACGATACGCTGGCACAGTTACATATCAAGCGAATTATTTTGGATTATGGCGAAAAGGAACGATTGGACTTTGGACAAAGGACGTACATGGACGAGATCGACTATATTGTCACAAACGCAAAACGAAATAACTTTATAAAAAATCTTGCTCTTGATCAAAAGGGTAATACACTCGTCCTTTATAATTATGTTGATAAACATGGTAAACCACTCTTTGATCTGATTACAAATAAAGCAGATGAAAATAGAAAAGTATTTTTCGTATCTGGTCAAACTGACACTGCAGACAGAGAAGCAATACGAGGTATAGTAGAAAAACAAAAGAATGCTATTATCGTAGCATCTCTTGGGACATTTTCTACTGGTATAAATATTAGGAATCTGCATAATATCATATTTGCTTCACCCAGTAAATCTCAAATACGAGTGTTGCAAAGTATAGGAAGAGGACTAAGAAAAAGTGATGACGGCAAACCAACAAACCTATACGACATTACTGATGATATTAGTTGGAAAAATCGTAAAAATTTTGCTTTGCAGCATTCAGAAGAACGACTTAAAATATATGAAAAAGAAAAATTTAATTATAAAACTTATAAGGTCGATATAAAATGACAATAAAACAATTTAAATTAGTTAATGATGATGAGATTATCTGTGAAGTAGTACAGTGGGATGATCTTGAAAATGCAGCGATGGTTATTCGTGGTGCGATGAGAATAAATTTTGTAGAAGATTATCATCGTGGAGTTAGATTTTATGCATTTAGACCTTGGATGGGATTGCAAGATGATCCAGAAATTTTAATGACATTAAATTCTGTTCACATCATAGGAGAGATAAATCCTTCTGAAGACATGATTGGGCATTATACAACTACTCTTTTAAAATTAAAGTCTAGTAAGAAAAAAAATATGCCACTCGATGATATTGCTACCAGAGCAGAAGATATGGATGAAAAAGAATTTCAAATTTATCTAGATGAATATCTAAAAGATAAAGAAGTTGATATATTTAATCCAGACGATTTGAGTTTAGATTTAGATTCATCTGAAACAAATAATATTATTAAATTTAAACCAAAAGGAACGATGCACTAAGAGCATCTTCCCTTTCGCCGACGTTCTACTTATTATATCATAAAAAACTTAATTCGTAAAGTGATTATTTTTTAATCTAAATTGAAAAAATATATATTTACTATTCTCCTTTATTGTAGTATAATATAAGTAATTGTAATGAAAAGGATTTATTATGGCAAAAAGAAAAAGCATACATTACGTTAACAATGCAGATTTTTCTCAAGCTGTTGTCGACTATGTAACTCTAGTCAGAGAAGCAGAAAAAAATAAAACAACAATACCTATTGTGCCAAATTATATTGCGGAATGTTTTTTGCGCATTTCCGAAGGTTTATCCCATAAATCTAATTTTAGTCGATATACTTATCGAGAAGAAATGGTAATGGATGCAGTAGAAAACTGTTTAAGGGCTGTTCTTAATTACAATTTAGAAGCAGCAACAAGAACTGGTAAACCAAATGCATTTTCTTATTTTACTCAAATTTCTTGGTTCGCCTTTCTTCGAAGAATAGCAAAAGAGAAAAAACAGCAGGATGTTAAACTAGAATATTTATCAAAGTCTGGCATTGAAAACTTTGTAGATTTAGAGTTAGCAGATGTAGAAGCAGGCAGGGTTATATCTACATTTGTAGATTCTTTGAGAGACAGAATAGATAAAGTAAAACAAACAGATCAGGTTTTCGATAAAATTTATAAAGAAGAAAAGAAAAAAACTAAACGAAGTAAAACCACCGATTCTGATTTAAGTGATTTTATGTCATGAAAATTGCTATTTTAAATGATACACACTGCGGAATAAGAAATTCTTCTGATATATTTCTTAATAATTCTGCGAATTTTTATGATAATATATTTTTTCCTGAGTGTGAGAAAAGAAATATAAAACATATTATACATCTAGGAGATTATTACGACAATCGTAAGTTTATAAATTTCAAAGCACTTAATCATAATCGTAAACATTTCTTGAACGAACTAAGATCTCGTGGTATGACTATGGATATTATTCCAGGCAACCATGATACTTACTATAAAAATACTAATGATCTTAATTCATTAAAAGAATGTCTTGGGCATTATATGAACGAGATTCATATTATTATGGAACCAACTGTAATGGAATATGGTTCTTTAAAACTTGCATTATTACCATGGATATGCCCAGAAAACTATGATCAGTCTATGTCTTTTATAGAAAACTGTAAAGCAGATTGGTTAGGTGCTCATTTAGAATTGGGTGGATTTGAAATGATGAAAGGTGTTGAATCTCATGAAGGTATGGATTATAAAATTTTTAACAAATTTGAATTAGTTTTATCAGGGCATTTTCATACATCTTCTCATAAAGAAAATATTTATTATCTTGGCACTCAACTAGAATTTTTTTGGTCTGATGCACACGATCCTAAACACTTTCATATTATCGATACCGAAACAAGAGAAATAGAAAAAATTAAAAATAATTACACACTATTCGAGAAAATCATTTACAATGATGACAAAATGAGTTATAATGAATATGATGTATCTAATCTGGACAATAAATTTGTTAAGGTCGTCGTTGTAAATAAGTCTGATACTTTTGTATTTGATCGTTTTATAGACCGAATACAAAACAAAAATATCTATGAGTTAAAAATCGCTGAAAATTTTACAGAGTTTGTGGGTGAAAATGTAGATGATACTGGACTTGATATAGAAGATACATCTCAACTCGTTGATGATTATATTGACGGAGTTGATACAGATTTAGATAAAGAACGCATTAAAACAGATATGCGGGAATTGATGACGGAAGCACAAGCTCTAGAAATAGTATGATAATATTTAAATCAGTGAAATATAAGAATTTCTTATCTACAGGAAATTCTTTTACAGAGATCAACCTTAATACGATAAAGTCTACGTTGGTTGTTGGTCAAAACGGTTCTGGTAAATCCACAATGTTGGATGCCATCTCATTCGCTCTTTTTGGCACACCACACCGTAATATCAACAAAAAACAATTAATCAATTCGATTAATAAGAAAACTACTATCGTTGAGGTTGAATTTAGCATAGGAAGTTCTGTCTTTAGAATTGTACGTGGCATCAAACCAGGAATCTTTGAGATCTGGAAAAATGGTACTATGATCAATCAGTCTTCTCATGCTAGAGAATATCAGAAGATCCTCGAACAAAATATCCTCAAATTAAATCATAAGTCCTTCCATCAAGTGGTCGTATTGGGTTCCTCCTCTTTCATCCCCTTTATGCAACTTGCGGCTGGACATAGGCGAGAGGTTATCGAGGATCTTCTTGATATCAATGTATTTTCTAAAATGAATCAGTTACTTCGTGATAAACAAAGTGTACTGAAAGATCAGTTAAAAGATTTATCATATAAAATAGATATCACAAAAAATAAATTAGAGACACAAGAAAAATATATTAAAGATATACAAAAGTTAACACAAGAGAATAAAAAAGAATATGAATCTAGGATACATGAATCGCAGAATAGTATCGATGAATTACAAAATGCGAATAGTGAGCTTAGCATGGGTCTCGAAGAAAGTATTAGAGAGACCGAGAAAAGGTTATCGACTTTACATGATCAACGCCAAGAACTGTTGCTCAGAAGTCAAGATAGGCAAACAAATATCACCAACCTCACCAAAAGGATCAAGTTTTTCGACGAGAATGAGGCGTGTCCCATATGTGACCAGACCCTTTCAGACAACCATAAATCTTATGTACTGGAAACGATCGAAGGGGAGAGACGGACTCACAAGAGTTCGCTCAAGCAGATCGGATCGGAAGGCACGATCGTGGAAAAGGAGATTAAGGAGACAGGACGATTACTTGAATCGTTACGATCTAAGGTATCTGAACTCAGTCAGAACAACGTCAAGATTACTGGACTCACAAAACAAATTAAAGAATACGAGTCATATCTCGAGAAAGATGTAAGTGCAGATTTAAATACTGCTAAAACAGATTTAAAATCTTTAAACGACGATCGTAATTCTTTATTAGAAAATAAATTTTCATTATCTGAAAATATATCTTATAATTCAGTGATTACTGAAATGCTTAAAGATACGGGTATAAAAACTAAAATTATAAAGCAGTATCTTCCAGTCATTAATAATTTGGTAAATCAATATCTTCAAACCTTAGATTTTTTTGTACATTTCAATCTAGATGAATCTTTTCAAGAAACTATTAGATCTAGACATCGAGATGCATTTACATATGATTCATTTAGCGAAGGTGAGAAACAAAGAATAGACTTAGCATTATTGTTCACATGGCGACAAATTGCTAAAATGAAAAATTCAGTAGCGACTAATCTACTGATTCTTGATGAGACATTTGATTCATCTTTAGATCACGAAGGTGTGGATAATTTATTAAAAATTTTACATACGTTATCCGAAGATACAAATGTTTTCGTCATATCCCATAAAGGTGAAATCCTTGATGGTAAATTTGACTCTAAAATAGAGTTTAAAAAAGAAAAAAACTTTAGTAAAATTATGAAATAGTTCTTTACAATTTTGCAAAAATATGATACAATAATATATAAATTAAATACGGAGTAATAAATTATGGAACTGAGCGAAGACACTCTTTCAGTGTTGAAAAACTTTTCTGGTATAAATCAGAATATATTAATCAATTCTGGTAATACTATCAAAACTATTTCTGAAGCACGTAATGTTTTGGCAACAGCACATGTAACAGAAGAGTTTGAGCAAAATTTTGGTATATATGACCTTAATGAGTTTATTGGTGTATTAGGACTAGTTGATTCACCTAGACTAAAATTTGAATCAGAGCATGTCACCATTGGTGATTCTACTGGAAGATCAAAAGTAAAATATTTCTTTTCTTCTGAAGAAACACTAACAACACCATCAAAAGACATTAATATGCCAAGTGCAGATGTTTCTTTTACATTGACTAATGATACGTTAAATAAATTGAAACGTGCAGCATCAACTCTTGGTCACGATGAATTATCTATCACAGGTAAAGATGGTGTACTAAGTTTATCTGTAATTGATAATCAAAACTCTACATCAAATACTTTTTCAATAGATATTGATGGTGAGTTTAAACCTGATATCAGTTTTAATTTTATATTGAGTATCAGCAATTTAAAGATCCTTCCTGGAGATTATCAAGTCGATATATCTTCTAAACTTATAACGCAATTCAAAAATAATAATGTAAATGTTACATATTGGATTGCACTAGAAAAAACCTCAGTGTTTGGAGTATAATTAAATGTCAGAAACTTTAGATCAATTGCAAGACCTTGCAAACAAATCAGCACGTAGCACAATCGCAGTGATAGATGCTATGACTCAACGTGGTGCTTTTAAAGGGGAAGAACTTTCAACTATTGGCACTCTTCGCGATCAATGTATTCAAGTTATACAAATTTGTGAGCAGTTACAACAAGAAGATGCTATGGAGACAGAAGACGAAGAATAAGGTTTACAATCTCTCTTTTTTGTGATATAATACCTTTTTGTTATGGAGATTGTGAATGTCTAACGACTTCTTATGGGTCGAGAAATACCGACCAAAAACTATTGCCGAAACTATCTTACCAGATAGTTTAAAGCAAGTATTTCAAAAAATAGCAGACGGTGGGGAGATACCAAATATGCTCCTCACTGGAACTGCTGGTCTTGGTAAGACCACTGTTGCTCGTGCTTTATGTAATGAACTCGAATTAGATTACATTTTAATTAATGGATCTGAAGAGGGCAATATAGATACTTTACGGACTAAGATCAAGCAGTTTGCATCTTCCGTTTCTTTACAGGGAGGATATAAAGTTGTCATTCTCGATGAGGCAGATTATCTTAATCCACAATCTACGCAACCCGCTTTACGAGGGTTCATTGAGGAGTTTGCTAACAACTGTCGTTTTCTTCTAACTTGTAACTTCAAGAATAGAATAATCGAACCATTACACTCTCGATGTGGAGTGTATGAATTCAACACATCTAAAAAAGATATGGTCACTTTATGTGAACAGTTCATGTCTCGAGCAGAACATATTCTGAAGCAAGAAAATATAGAATATGATAAGAAAACTGTCATTGATCTAATTATGAAGCATGCACCAGATTGGCGGAGAATTTTAAATGAATTACAAAGACACTCTATGGTGGGGATTGTTAACAATAGTAGCAGTGATAATAGTCAATCTTTTGATTCTCTTTTTACTCATCTAAAAACAAAAGACTTTAAGAAGATGCGATCATGGGTAGTCAACAATATCGACACCGATGCTTCTGCTATCTTTCGTGGTATATACGATCGTATGTACGATAAGTTAAAACCACAGTCTATTCCTCAGTTAGTTCTTATTCTTGCAGACTATCAATATAAAAACGCATTCGTTGCTGACCATGAACTCAATGTGGTCGCTTGTATGACAGAGATTATGGCGAATGTCGACTTTGCATAGAGCGTGGAGAATATGGGCCAAGACAATTGGCAGTAAGATAGGAGATGATCATGAAAGCGATATTGCCGCTGTGTTACGTTCCATTTGGGTATTCACTCACTTGGTTGCTTGTTTTTTTATTATTGCACATAATGGCATCAAGTTAGGATGGTTCTAAATGAATCCGTTTGAGTATCTTAATGCGATTAACTATACAAAACAAAATATTATGATTGATGATATAACAGAAAAGTCATACAACTCTTTTATGATCAATCGTGGTTTATCTTACTTTTCTGATACTGTTTTGATGGCAAATGAAATGAATCGATACCACCATGTTGATAATCGTTTACAATTTGATTTTTTTATAAATATTGTACGAAAGAAAAAACGATTCTCAAAATGGAATAAACCTGAGATCGTAAGTGACGTGGAAGTTGTCAAGGAATATTATGGGTATAGTAATGAAAAATCCCGCCAAGTCTTGTCCCTTCTCACATCTGAACAGATTGATGAATTAAAGAAGAAGGTTTACAAAGGTGGAAGAAAATAATTTAGTAGAGTGGACACCAACTT